GTCTTTGGATGAAGTTATTTATCCTGAGACCCGTGCAAAAATGGAAGCGGCTAAGGCAGAAGTTGCCGACACTAAAGCTTCAACCGAAGCTGGCGCGGAATACAACAAATCTTTGACTACTGAGAACAAAGCCAAAGGTGGCATGACCGCTAAGTTCATGTCGTTCTCCAAGAAAGGCAAGCCTGCTGGGATGAAGTCCGTAACAAAGATGGCTTCCGGTGGTTCAGCTTCCAGCCGCGCTGACGGCATTGCTGTTAAAGGCAAAACTCGCGGCACTATGTGCTAAGGAGATAGTTATGATGGCATCCCGTGGAATGGGCGACATAATGTCCAGCAAAATGCCCAAGGGCAAGCGCAAAGCCCGCCGGGATAACACTGACTTTACACAATACGCCGATGGCGGAAAGGTTGGACTTTATGACAACGTTAATGCAAAGCGTAAAAGAATCTCTGAAGGCTCTGGCGAAAAAATGCGCCGAGTTGGTAGCAAAGGTGCGCCAACTAAACAAGCGTTCATAAACTCTGCAAAGACGGCTAAAAAATGACCACTTCTGGAGTTGCAGCGTTTAATCTTGACCTCACGGAGATTGTTGAGGAAGCGTTTGAGCGTGCGGGCTCTGAACTTCGCACGGGGTACGACTTACGTACTGCAAGACGAAGTTTGAATCTTCTTTTTGCAGACTGGGCAAACCGTGGCGTTAATATGTGGACGTTTGAGCAAGGGACACTTACCTTTACTCAGGGTTTAGCGACTTACGCGCTGCCAAACGACACTGTGGATCTGCTAGAACATGTAATCCGTACGGGTGCTGGCAACTCTTCTACGCAGTCTGACCTGACAATTACCCGTATTAGTGTTTCTACGTATGCCACAATCCCCAATAAACTGCAGCAAGCCCGCCCAATTCAGGTGTGGTTTCAGCGTTTAGATGGCCAGACATCATCCGTAGGGACTACATTAAATGGTGGAATCTCTGCTACAGCTACCGAAATTACGCTGGCTTCTACTGTTGGACTACCTACAAACGGCTTTGTATTGATCGAAAATGAGACAGTACAGTACGGCTATATCAGTGGTAATCAGTTGATGAACTGTTTCCGTGGCCAGAACAACACTACAGCGGTTTCGCATTTGACTGGCGTTGCTGTTTACTCACAAAACTTGCCATCCGTCACTGTTTGGCCGACTCCCGATGGATCACAAACCTACCAATTTGTTTATTGGCGCATGCGCCGTATTGATGACGCAGGCGGCGGCACTAGGACTATGGATGTACCTTTCCGTTTCTTGCCCTGCTTGGTTGCTGGACTCGCCTACTATCTTGCACTTAAGGTAGAGAATGGCGCTCAGCGCTTAGATGTCCTCAAATCTCAATACGACGAAGCTTGGCAGTTGGCCGCAGGTGAAGATCAAGAACACGCATCTTTACGGTTTGTACCGAGGCAAATGTTTATTGGGAGTGGTACGTAAATGGGCAATAGGTTTGCTTCAGGGAAGAACAGTATCGCTATGTGCGATCGCTGTGGCTTTCAGTTCAAACTAACGGCGCTTCGTAAAGAGATTCAGAAGACCAAGATATACAACTTGCTTGTGTGCCCTGAGTGCTGGGATCCAGATCAACCACAGTTGTTGCTGGGTATGTATCCGGTTGATGACCCACAAGCAGTACGTAACCCACGTAGGGACACAACCTACTATACGGCTGGTACAAACGGATTGCAGATAGTAAACTCGACCAGTACAGCGCAAGACGCGGCTGGGTTTAACACGGGCGGTTCTCGGGATATTCAGTGGGGCTGGAATCCAGTTGGTGGGTCAAGGAATTTTGATAGTGTATTAACACCAAACTACTTGGCATTAGGTGCGCAAATTGGTACAGTAACGATACAAATAGGAGTTTAAAATGGGATTCAAAAAAGCAGCAGACGGCATTACCAAAACAGGTAAAACCAAAGGTACAAACCTTGGCGATAGCGGCCCCACAGCGCCAAACCCACGAGGCGGTAAAAAGTCTTCTGGTGTAACCAGCGAAGCGATGATGAAAGTCGGTCGCAATTTGGCCCGCGTAGCAAACCAAATGAAAGGTTAATCATGGCTAAATTCAGCAAAAAAGTAATGGGTAAGGAAGTTGGCGACGCCGCCACTTATGCTGCACCGCACAAAATGAATGGCAAGCCTCTGGTAATGTCGGAAAACCCCGGCAAAGATTCTAGTATTAGTAGCCTTAGCACCATGAAGATGAGTGTTGGTAACTACAACAACGGCCAGAATGAAACCAAAACTTCAGGCATCAAAGTTCGCGGTACAGGTGCTGCAACTAAAGGCTTGATGGCCCGAGGCCCGATGGCATGAATTACGCCGCACTTAGCACTGCTATCCAAGCGTACACGGAGAATACCGAAGCGAGTTTTATCGCTGAGATACCTGTGTTCGTTCAGCAGGCTGAGCAGCGTATTTACAACTCCATGCAATTCCCGTCTATTCGTAAGAATGTGACCGGATCGACAACAGCCAACAATAAGTATCTGGGCTGCCCAAACGATTTCTTGGCTGTGTATTCCATGGCAGTTGTAGATGGTACGGGCGCGTACGAGTACCTGTTAAATAAAGACGTTAACTTTATTCGCCAAGCGTATCCTATTCCTACGGAAACAGGTTTGCCAAGGTACTACGCATTGTTTGGCCCGCAGAGTAATGATGTTAATGAGTTGTCGTTTATTGTAGGCCCAACGCCAGACGCTACGTACACTGTAGAGCTTCACTATTACTACTATCCACCATCTATTGTTCAAGGTGTTATAACATCCCTTGGCACAATTACTGGTGGTTCTGGGTATACCAATGGTACGTACTTTGATGTTGCATTGACTGGCGGTTCTGGTAGCAGTGCAAAAGCCACAATTACTGTAAGCGGCAATGCTGTGACAGCGGTTACAGTTACCTCGGGTGGACAACAGTATGTTGTAGGGGACACGCTTTCAGCAGCGCCTTCCGCTGGTACTAGCTTTTCTGTTCCGGTTGCAACAGTTAATAACGCTACTGGCACTACATGGCTTGGCGATAATTTTGATTCTGTGCTGTTGTACGGCTCCTTGGTTGAGGCTTATACCTACATGAAGGGTGAGCCAGATATGATGACGTTGTATAACGGTAAGTATCAAGAAGCTCTTGCCCTAGCAAAACGTTTGGCCGATGGTATGGAGCGTCAAGACGCGTATCGTTCTGGACAGTTCCGACAAAAGGTGACTTGATATGGCAATTCTGCAGACAGCGACCACAAGTTTTAAAATTGAACTGCTTCAAGCGGTTCATAACTTTGGCCCTACTACACCCAACACTTTTAAAGTTGCACTGTACACGGCAGCAGCAAACCTTGGTACGGCTACAACTATCTACTCAACAACCAATGAAGTGACAGGCACTGGGTATACGGCTGGCGGAAACACGCTAACCATTTCAATCTACCCAACAGCCGCAAATAATAGCGCCAGTATTCCTACCGCTTACATTTCATTCAACAACACAAGTTGGACAAATGCCACGTTTACTGCTCGCGCAGCTTTGATTTATAACGTCACACAGGGCAATAAATCAGTTGCAGTTTTGGACTTTGGTTCGGACAAGACAGTAAACAACGATACGTTCCAAATCATCTTCCCAACCCCCGATGCCAACAGCGCCATCGTGCGCATCTCTTAAGGATCAATCATGCATACAGAAAAAAGCGTAGCCCAAGACACCGTGTCTGCTGGCATTGCAGTTCGCCCCCGTAGCGCTGAAGGCGTTGGCGCTGGTGGTGTTTACACAGTTGTTTGCCATGATGCAGACGGCAATGTGAAGTGGGCTGATAGCTTCCATAACTTGGTTGTCAACCAAGGCTTGCAAGACATGAACTCTAAGTATTTCAGCGGCTCCGGTTACACGGCTGCTTGGTACTTGGGTCTAGTGACTGGCCCCGGTTCTGGTACTACGTTTGCAGCGGCGGACACACTAGCCTCTCACGCGGGCTGGACAGAAAACACTGCATACACAGGCAACCGTAAAGCAGCTACGTTTGGTACGGCTACAACTGCTGATCCTTCTGTGATTAGCAACTCCGCTTCCCCCGCTGTGTTTACTATGAATACGAATGCTCAAGTTATTGCAGGCGCATTCTTGTGTAGCGTGACATCCGGCACATCTGGTGTTTTGTTTTCTGCTGGTGATTTTACCGGCGGTGACAAGACTGTAGATAGTGGCGATACATTGACTGTTACATACACATTCTCTCTTGACGCAGTTTAATCAGGTAATGCGGTGTTCGGAGATGTTGCATTTGCTCAAGCGCCTTTTGCCTCTCAAGGTGGCAAGGCTGTGGACGCTGCTTTGTCGGAAACGGCGGCAGCGTCAGCAACATCAGACGCCCTTACCAATTATGGTGGGTTTGTAAACGAGAGTTCTACTGGTGCTAATACTTTCTCTGTTCTAGGCGGCATGATTGCTACACAGGCAGAAACATCGCAAACCTCTGCAACTCAAAGCGTTGTTGGTGCAATGCTCGCAACCCAAGCTGAAACAGCTACGGCAACAGACAGCCAGACAGCGGCAGGTGCATTCCTAGCGGCTATTACGGCCAGTGCTTCGGCGTCTGATGCTGTTAGTGCTGTTGGTGCTTTGCAAGGCGCAATAAGTGAGTTGGCTTCGGCCTCAGCAACGTTCTTAAGTCGGGCATCGTTTGCTGCGGCAGTGGCTGAGACCTGTACGGCTACAGCATCACCCTCGGCTGTTGGCGCGTTCTTGGCGGCTATTACTCAGCAGGCTACGGCATCTGCAATGGTTACAGCTAAGTCGGATGTGTTGGCGGCTTTGTCTGAATCAGCTAGGGCATCTAACACCCAATCAGCACAGGCGGCGTTCTTTGCCGCGTTGAACGAGTCAGCTACAGCACGAGACATAATGACGGTAAGCGCTGGGTACTTTGGCGCGATCAATGAAAGTGCTAGAGCGTCTAATGCCCAGACTGTTCAGGTTCAGTTCCTCGGCAGTATTGCTGAACTTGCAAGAGCCGCAGACAATCTAACTGTCTTAAAAACCGTTAACGCTCGCCCAGATGGAATTCAGTTAATTGTTTCTATCGGTGGCGTGCTTGTTTGGGCGGTAATAGATGACAGCCAGAACGCAAACTGGCAAAATATCAATAGTGCGCAAAGCGCAGGTTGGGTGTTAATTTCCAACCCCTCTACCCCCGGGTGGAATGACCTACCATCGTAAGGACAAAAAATGGCTTTAGTATTAAAAGATCGGGTCAAACAAGCTGCTGCCGCGCCGGGTACAGGCACCATTACGCTGGGTGCAACTGCCGCTGGCTTCCAGTCTTTTGCTTCTGTTGGTAACGGTAATACAACTTATTTTGCAATTGTTGATTCCATTTCGGGTGCTTGGGAAGTCAACTATGGCGTCTATACGTCTTCGGGTACAACGCTCACACGTAATGCTACGCCCCTGTCTTCTTCTACTGGAACCTTGGTCAACTTCACAGGTGCGGTAGATGTATTTGTAACGTATCCATCTGAGAACGCAGTATGGCGGGACACGGCTGGTGTGGTGGTTCAGCAGTCGTTTGGGGCGATCACGGCCACCTCTGCGGCCTTGACATCAGGCACGATTACAGGCGCACCCGTCAACGCTACCGATATTGTCAATAAAGAATACGCAGACTCTATTGCTTCAGGTCTGAACTACCATCAGCCTGTTAATTACGCATCAACTGCGGCCTTGCCTGCATATACATACAACAATGGCGCAAGCGGTGTAGGCGCAACCATTACAGCCAATGCTAACGGTGCTTTGTCCTTGGGCGGCGGTTCTCCAACAGCTACGCAGCGTGTGTTGGTCAAAGACGAAGTCAGTGGGAATGCGCCTTACAACGGTATTTATGTTGTAACGCAAGCGGGTAGTGCTGGCACCCCATTTATCCTGACCCGCGCAACAGACTACGACACAAGCGGAACAGGGACGAATGAGATTGATGCGGGTGACTATGTATTGGTTATTTCCGGCACATTGGCTTCTACGGCTTGGGTTCAACAAACTCCACTGCCAATTACTGTTGGTACAACGGCCATCACATTCTTGCAGTTCAATGCGCCAATCACGTACACCGCAGGCACAGGTTTAAACCTTTCCCCTGCCACAACATTTAACATCTCTAATACAGGTGTAACAGCTACTACATACGGCTCTGCTTCTGCAGTTCCTGTGGTGACATTTAATGCGCAGGGGCAAGCCACGGGTGTTACCAACACTACGATTGCGATTGCTGGCTCTCAGGTATCTGGGAATATTTCTGGTCAAGCTGGGTCTGTGGCGAATGCGCTGACGTTGGGTACATACCTGACTGGCGGTACATATAACGGCTCTGCTGCTGTAACAGCAACCGTTGATGCGACATCGGCTAACACTGCATCTAAGGTAGTGGCTCGTGACTCGTCAGGCAACTTCTCTGCTGGAACAATTACAGCCACATTGAGCGGCTCATCTACAAGCGCAACCACAGCGACTAACCTTGCAGGCGGTGCAGCCAATCAGATTCCTTACCAGACAGGTTCAGGCGCAACGTCGTTCATCACTGCGGCCTCGGGCACAAACACGGTTCTGAACTTTAATGGTTCTACGTTCTCGTGGTCTGCCGGAACAATCTCTGGCGTACCGCTTGGCTCTAACCTGAACAGCTTAACGGCAGGCACATACCTGACCGGCACAGCATACAACGGCTCGGCTGCACAGACATGGACAGTGAACGCAGCATCAGCCAATACAGCTTCTACAGTGGTGGCACGAGATGCTTCCGGTAACTTTAGCGCCAGTACGATTACTGCGGCTTTGAGTGGGAATGCTTTAACTGCTACAACAGCCACCAATCAATCAGGTGGCACGGTTAGCGCAACTACTGGCGCGTTCACTAGCGATGTAGTTATTGGCGGTGGGGATCTCACTGTTTACCGTGCAGGGGGCGCAACAGGGGTTCTTTATTTAAATTCTGCACAAAATAGATACCTTTTTTGGAACTCTGCAACTTACGAATTAGCAGGCGCAGAACTTAATATTAACGGCAACCGAGCACTTAACGCAGGCAACTACAACAACTACGCCCCCACACTGACAGGTACAGGCGCTTCGGGTACTTGGAACATCAACATCACAGGTAACGCCGCCACAGCAACATCTGCTACTTCCGCTACAACTGCTACTAGCGCGGGGTATTCAACTTACTTAGTTACGCAAGATATAAGGACTCTTTCGCCGTCAAGTACCACCGCAGGCCGTCTTGGTTTTGGTTTTACTTCTTGGGCAAATAACAATACATCGCCGTGGGCCGATTATTTGGCAATGCGTTCATATACCGATGCAAGTGGCGGTAATGATAATTTGCTGCTGCTTAATAAGTCATCAATTGCGATGCGTGTTTATCAACAAGCATGGGGGTCTGCAACAGCTTATTCTTCCTACGCTGACGTGTTGATGACCAACAACTACAACAACTACGCCCCCACACTGACAGGTACAGGCGCTTCGGGTACTTGGGGTATTAACATTACGGGGTCTGCGGGGTCAGCGGGATCAGTAGACTACGCCAACCTGACAAATAAAACAGGCGGTACAGGCACTTATACAACTAGCGGCGACTACCGCGCCCCCAT